AGACACTACTCAGCGGCATAACAGTAGCTGATGGTGGAAATTCTGCTAGGCCTGTAGGCGTTTTCTATGGACAGCCTGATAAAGAAATCCGTCAGCAGTCATACCCGTATATTACTATTGACCTTGTTGGAATCTCAGAAGAGACTGACCGTGCCCATCGTGGAGTAGTCTCTATCCCAGAAACCACCCTGTATACCCCAGAGGGAGTAACTGCTGGGCAACAAACTAGCTTTCCAATCCCCGTACAGCTAATGTACCAAGTATCTACCTGGTCTCGTCAGCCTCGCCATGATCGTCAGATCATTGCACAGCTGCTATCTTCTGGTAGACTACCACTTAGATTTGGGCAACTCCCTATACCAGAAGACGGTACCAACCGTAGAATAGATATGTTGGGGTTCTCAAAAAGAGACACTACTGAAGGCGAAAAGCGCCTGTTCAGTAATGTCTATAGTATTCGTATCAGCGCAGAAATCTTTCCAGATATTCTGTACCAGCTATACGAAGTTACACAAACGCCTACTATCTCGACTACTTATCAGACAGTAAACTTTACAACTCCGTAACAATACGGTCAACCTAAGAAACCAAATTAACCTTAAGGAGTAAATCTCAATGGCAACATACAGTCGCCCAGGAGTCTTTATCCAGGAAGTAGCGCTTCCTCAATCAGTTGCACCTGGTAATACCAGCACTGCTGTTGGCGCAATGGTTGGTGCCTTGTCTCAAGGCTCTACCTCAGCCCCAGTACTTGTTAATACCTGGAATGACTTTGTTAGCGCATTCGGCGGATTAAACGACTCCTACCCAACAACTTGGGCTGCCTATAACTTTTTTGCTAACGGTGGTCGCAGGCTTTACGTACAACGTGCCGTAGGTACTGGAGCAACATCGGGTTCTGTAACTATTACAAATGGTCTTACAGGAACCCTTACAGCTACAGTAACAGCAGCTTCTGCTTCTGCAGGAACTGTAACCTATACAGCTTCTAACACCTTTACTGCTGGACAGACAGTATCTATTACAGGTCTTTCTACTTCAGCCTTTAACTTGACTAACGTAACAATTGCTACGGCTACGTCATCAAACTTCACTGTTACTAACTCAGCTACAGGAACTGCCGTTACAGGCGCTTCTGCAACTGCTACTGTAACTTTGACCCCATCTAATGCTTTTACCTTGACTGCTATTAACCAAGGTACATGGGCTAACAGCTATTCTGTTCAAGTGGTTGCTGCAGGAGACTCTGCTCGTTTTGGTCTTAATATCTATGCAACTACCGTAGCTAACGGCTCTTCTTCAACAGCGCTTGTAGAAACCTATACAGATCTAAGCATGTCAGCTACAGATGTTAACTACATTGTGCCAGTTATTGCCTCAAATGCATCTGCACACTTTACTGTAGGTTCAGTAGCTAACTCGGTTACACCTGGCGTAATGACCTCTCCAGCATCAGTTACTGGTGGTGTAGATGGTTCTGCACCTGCTCGTACAGCATACCAAGCAGCCTGGTCTAACTTTGATTCAATTCAAAGTAGCCTAGTTCTTTATGCTCCTGATGCACCATACGCTTCTACAGCTACACTGACTTCTCAGCTTCATGGAGATGCCCTTAATTATGCAGCTACTCGTACAGATTGCTTTGTAATTGTTGATACTCCAGATCAAATGTCAGTAACACAGGCACAAGCTCAGATAACTGCTACTGCAGCTGTTGCTGCAGGATCAACATCTGGAAACATTGCAGCTGCGTACTACCCATGGTATCAAATTGCAGACCCAACAAAGATTGTTGGAGCAACTCGTTCACAGGCACCTGGTGCAGGTGTTCTAGGTCAGTACCTTGCTACTGATGCAAGTCGTGGTCCTGCAAAAACTCCAGCCGGTCTAACTAACAAGCTTGCCGGTGCACTGTCTACAAACCACCTATTTACAAATGCTGAATTGGACTCAGTCAACACATCAAGCGATCCAATCAACGCAATCCGTCAAGTACCTGGTGCCGGAATTGTAATTATGGGCGGACGTACTTTGGACAACAGCCTTAACAACCGCTACATCAATATCCGTCGCTCACTTATTTACATTGAGAAGACAATGCAAGATCTTAGTGCTTTTGCAGTGTTTGAGAATAACGACGCAGTATTGTGGTCAAGGCTCACAACCACATTGTCTACCTTCTTGTTTAACTACTGGCAATCAGGCGGACTTCGTGGCACAACTGCAAATCAGGCTTTCTTTGTAAAGTGTGACGCAACCACTAACTCCTTCACTGATCTACAAAATGGACGAGTTAATATCCAGGTAGGCGTGGCTTTGCAATATCCTGCAGAGTTCGTGATTATCAACGTTAGCCAACTAACAGGAAACGCCTCGGCGTAAGGAGATAAATAAAAATGGCACAATCACCAGCACCATCATTCAGTAACTTGATGACGGATCCAATCCGTAATTTTAAGTTCCTGGTTACATTCCTTGGAATTCCTGGCGGAGCTACAGGTTCGTCAGCGACTTCTGCAACTAACCCAATCGCATTGGGTCAGATGGGGTTCGTATCTCTTTCAGGTCTAGGCATCTCTACCGAGTCAATTGCTTACCGTGAAGGCGGATACAACACCAACGTCCACCAGATTCCTGGTCAAACATCGTTCACCCCTATCACACTTTCTAAGGGTGCAATGATCGGACAAAGCGCTAACCCAGCTTGGATGAAGCGTTTGTTCTCTGTTATGACTCCAAGTGCCTCTGCTGGCTTCGGCGTAGACTTCCGTTGCCACCTAGACATTCAGGTCTTGACTCATCCAAACCCTGCTCAAATGACAGGCGCAGCTTCGGGAGACGCACAGTCTACTCAAGGCGCTCCTCAAACGCAGCACACATCTCTTCGCTTCAAGGTGTACAATGCATGGATCACATCACTTGCATACTCAAACCTTGACGCAGGAGCCAATACTCTAATGGTCGAAGAGATCTCTCTAGTCCATGAAGGCTTCGATGTCTCATACGCTACAGATTATTCTGCAGGTGGATCGGCTCCAGCCCTATCTTAATATCTACTAGAAGGTACACAATATGTCTAACAATACAACTATAAATGCAGCATCAAATCCGGCAGCAGCTAACAAGTTAGCGGCTGACGCAATGGCACAACAAGAGGCAATTACTGCGATGCTTACACCAGATCCAGTCAAGAGGCCTCCTAGTACTGCCGTTGAACTCCCTGCTGGGTTGATGGACCCCTTTACAGGTAAGTCTATTGACTCAGCAGAAGTTCGAGAATTAACCGGTGTAGATGAAGAAGCTATCTCTAAGATCTCAGATATCGGTAAGGCCCTCCTTACTATCTTAGATCGTGCGGTAGTATCAATCGGGGATGAGACAGCCACTAAAGATATTCTAGATACTCTCTACGCAGGGGATCGTGAAATGCTCTTGTTGGCTATACGAAATGCCACCTTTGGCGAAGAGATTAAGCTTGGTCCTGGACCATGCCCATCTTGCGGCGTAGAACAAACTTTTGATGTAGACCTAATCAAAGATGTCCCCATTAAAAAGCTTGAAGGAAGTCCTGAGTTTACAGTCAAATGTAAGGTCGGAGATGTATTAGTAAACCTACCTACGGGCTTAACTCAAAAAGCTTTAATCAGTTCTACTAACAAAACATCAGCAGAATTAGATACAATTCTTCTGACGAACTGCATTAAGTCCATTAATGGAGTTCCAGTTCTTACCTCAGATGCTGTACGTAACCTTGGAATCAAGGACCGTAAGGCAATCTTAGAAGAGATCACAACCCGTAACCCTGGTCCACAACTTAGCGATATTAAAAAACCATGTCAGTCTTGCGGCACGGAGGTACCGCTTCCGCTAACCTTAGCGGAGTTATTTCGCTAGCGAGATTGATTATGAAACGCTTATGGATATGCTTGACCTGTTAAGTCAACAATATCCTGGGTGGTCATTAACAGAACTTCGTTCCCTCTCTATGAGAGAACGTCTTAACTGGCTAAACGCAGCTCTTAAAAGGACACGGAGGTGATCTAAGTGGCAACGCAAAACATGCTTACGCCTGATGACTCTAACAGTGAGTTCTCACCTATTGGCTCAGACCTGTCCATTGAAGAGTTTGGCGCCTCTTTAGAAAAAGTCTTTAAAGCAGCTGAAAAAGTTGTTGATCGAATTATTGATAAGATCAAGCTTGGAACAGCATCTCTTGAACAAGCTACTGGAGTTGTGAGTAGCCAAACACCTGGTTCAGGAAAGCTGGGTCTTGGGTCATTTACTAGAGGGCAAGTAGCAACTGGACTTGGTCTTGGAGTTGTAGCTAGCGGAGCTGTGCTTTCTTCTATGGCACCAAATACTATGGCAGCCGTTACACAGGCCATGGGTGCTTCAACATACGCTGGCTTTGCAGGCATGACTAATATGCAGGCAACCCGACTTGCTAATAAGCAAGTAGGCATGGGCGCAACAAGTGCTATGGGCCCAACCATGGCAGCTATGACTCTTTCTAATATGGGTCTTCTTGCTGGAAGTGCAAGCTCTAATAGTGTTATGGGACAGCTTGCTGGACTAAGCGCCATGACTGGAATGAGCAACGAACAAGCCGCTGCTTCTATGGGTTCTATTAACGGTATGATGTTTTTACGTGCCGGCATTAGAGTTCGTGATTCCAACGGAAACCTACTTCCACCTAATCAAATTGTTAACAATGCGTGGAATGCGATAACACGTGGTCGTCCTTATACCCAAGCTCAAGTTGCTGCAACCTTCTTAAGCCCTAGTGGTGCTGGTTATCAAACACTTCAAGCCATTTCTGGTGGAGATCCAAATCTTCTTGCAACTTTGCAATCAGGCTTTATGGCTCGTGCAAAGATTGGTAAAGATATTACTGCCGGGCAAATGAGCAATGCTCAAACAATGCTGGGCGCAATGGGCGTGGATAAGACTAGCCCTATGTACTCTAATTTTAAAAATAACACCGCTCAAGCTAATCTTCTTGCCTCAACTGAGTCAGGGTTAGTAGGCGGATACAACACTGCTTTAAATACGAATGCAGATCTAACTAATGGATTAGCAGGTATGGCAAATGCGGTCAGTGGAGTTACTAAAGCTCTTATGGGACTAAAGGGATTTTTACAATCCTTTGGTGCTGCGGGAAGTGTTGGGGGAACCGTATCTGGTCTTGCTAGTATGGGTGTAGGCGCTGCAGTAAATGCATACACTACTAAGAAAATACTAGGTACTTTGGGAGTAGCCAAAAAAGGTCCTGGACTTCTTACAAGTCTTGGTAACGTCGGAAAATCAGTTCTCGGTGGATTAGGCAGACTACTTGGTATGGCTGCCCCTATTGCGGAAGACGCAGCAGTTCTAGGTGGCCCATATGATCACGGCTCTATGGGACAAACAGGTGTTGGAGGTCCTTCAGGAGGACATGAAAACATTCTTCCAGTTCCTCAAGGTACTCCAGTTTCGTCTCCTTATGGAAGTCGTGGTGGTGGAGCAAAGACAAAGGGATTCCACCCTGGTGTTGACTATGGCGTAAAGACAGGTACCAATGTCTATGCTCACGATTCCGGAACAGTTACTATTGTGGGCAATGGTGGAGGCTACGGTAACTATATTGAAATTGACCACGGCTCATACAAAACTCGTTATGCCCACCTTTCTTCTATTCTTGTATCTAGAGGACAAAAGGTAGGTGGCGGTCAAGTAATCGCCAAGTCTGGTAACACCGGTAATACTACGGGCCCTCACTTGCACTTTGAAGTATTGGTTAACGGAAAGAAAGTAAACCCTGCCCCTTACTTAGTAGGTGCTGGAACCAGTAGGTCTACTGCTGCGAGTGCCAGCCGTTCAACTTCTGGCAACATTAATAACCCTCTTAGCTTAGGGACTTTAGGTTCTGCTACAGATATCAACTCTATTTTGAGCAGCTTTAACTCAGGAAGTTATGCAAATCTTTCTAGTCTATTTGGATCAAGTGGTGCTAAGAACCTTAGCTCTAACTCCTCTATGTCTTTTATTAAAGGACAGCTACAAGCAACTGCGGGAATTATTCTGGGTACGGGTAACCAACAAGAGTGGGCACGCACACTTCTTGGAAAACTAGGTAAGCCTGCAACTCCAGATAATATTAAGGCGCTTACTACTTGGGCTGCATGGGAAGGTGGACAGTGGCACAACTCTGCACACTACAACCCACTGAATACAACCCAACCTGAAAATGGCGCAACCAATATGAATAAAGAAGGCGTCAAGTCTTACACTTCATGGAATCAAGGATATGCAGCTACTGTTGCTACACTTAATAATGGGCGCTATAGAAGTATTCTAAATGCCCTATCTAAGGGTAATAATGCCGGGGCTGTGTTATCTGCTGTGGATCATTCTTCTTGGGGCACCCATATTCCAGGATATGGTGGTCCTAATGCAGACCTAGGTACTGGCACAATAACTGCATCATTGCCTATGTCCTCTGGTGGATATGGAAGCGGCGGCGCCAGTAGATCTTCTGGATCCCCAGTAAATGTAAACTTTAATGTAAAATTCTATGCTCAACAAGCAAGCGTAGCTGATGCTAAACGTTTTGTTAAGATGATTGAAGATGAGGCAAAGAAGAGCTCTCTACTTAAGACTATTGGAAGTATAGGATAATGGCTACTACATACTCTTACTTTTACACAATCCAGCTGTGGGCTAACCTGTCTACTACTGAAGATCCTGGATCAACTATTGAAGTAATTGATACTGATGGTCCTAATCAACATGACAACTGGGTTCAGCTTATGCCTGAATCTACTTCCATTACTCTTTCTGGTGCAAAGTTTACTATTGAAGCTGGTAAGCAGATCAAGGTACAGATTAGGTTTTATCAAAAAGTAGATACAGGTACTGGTACCCCAAAGATTTATTGGATTAACAGTAGCAATGTGCATAATGCAAATTTCCTTATGGCAGATACAGGTAAGTGGACTGCTTATAGTGGAGATGTATCTAAGCTTTCAACTCAGGGTACCGGCAGCACCAGCATCTCTGGTGTTCAGAACCCTACAGGCGGAACAGTATTTTATTTTCAATTGATACCAAAGCAGTCGTTTACCGCATCTACGCCTTTCATACAGTTCATCAGTTCAAGCAGCAATGGTTGGGCTGGTGGCATCATTCCTAATGGTCTTAATGGGGATGCTAGAAATGGTTCAGATGGTCCTAGCGGTGTGGGCTATGTTCCCTCTCTTGCTGGAATTAATCCTACGATTACAATATCGGCAGCATCTCAGATTCCTCCTATTCCAGGTAATCTAAAGGCAGCTTTATCTGGCGTAGCTAATACTGTAGACAGTCAAGGAAACGCTAGCTCTGGAAAGATTTATACCGTGTTTGACCCATGTAAAAATCTTTGGCATGGCATAGCTATACCTGACCCCACAGTTGTAAATCAAAAGCTTGTTCAACAGTACGCAGTCTTTACCTGTAAGCCTAATAACTCTGGGCTTACACCGTCAACGGCTCAATTAAAAACTGACTCTAATGCTTCCAAGCAAACAGATATTAATAAGGTAATTGCTAACTTTAATTCTATTGCTGTTGGTGATTGTAGTGGATATAAGTCTTCTAAGACTCCTGGTGGAGGCAGCACTTCTAGCACACCGTTTCCTACGGTAATTACAGAGCCTAGTGCTAACAGTCAATGGAATCCTCCTGTTTTTTATAGCAGTAGAACTGCACCATATTCAGAACTTGTAAACCAACAATTCTGGATGAAAGCGGATGTGTTCTCAAACTTAGGAGCAGAACTAAAAACCTTAAATGATCTTGTGGGCTCAGTAGTGTCACCCCTAAATATTAACGCTATATTGAGTACCCAAAGTTCGCAAAATCAAGGAAAGCTTTTTCAAGATCCATACAGCGCTAAAGCTTTGAACTCATACCAAAGCAACCTATCACTTAAAGATTCCACAAAGTCACAGCAATGGGGCTTTAGGTTTATGTACAATCCTACAAGCTTTTCATACAGCACAAGCTCTAACAATAGCGTGGACTTTACTAATTCGCAAAACGATCCTTCAGCTTTATTGGTAGGTAATTCACAGGTTACTTTTGAACTGTATATAAATCGTATTCTAGATATGAGCGCTTTGGCCAGTGCAGAGCAAAACAAGATTGACCCAACAACTCAGGATATTGGGTATAGCCGTCCTTTGACAAAGGATGAACTCTATGGGATTCTTTATAGGGGTACCGAATATGACATTGAATTCCTATATAGGGTATTGAACGGAAGTCCTCAGGGAGGGGCTCAGCTATTAAGTGATGACTACAAGAGCCTTGGTGGAGTAACTTCTGATTTTGGATATACTACTGCTGTACCTTGCTGGCTATGGCTTCATGATAATCTAAGGTACTACGGTGCTGTAGCGTCTTTCCAAGTTAACCACGTAATGTTTGACTTGCGTATGGTGCCTATTCTTAGTGTAGTCAGCATAACCTTTAGCCGTTACCCAGCACTAAATTCTAGCAGCGCTACATTTAGCCAGTCTTCTATTGCTAAAGCTGGAGTAACACAAGCTAATGGCGCTCTAGGTGGAACAGGAACAACACCATGATTGAAAGAGTATCTAGATACTACGATGGCACTTTGGCACAAACCCCTAATAAATACACGGGTGTATATGAGATCTCTGTCTTCAGGGCGTTTCCAAATACCAGCACGGTTAAGTACATTACTTACACCTGGAAAGATGGCGATACCCTGGCTGCCCTTGCCGAAAGGTATGGAAGCGGCGTCAACTTTTGGTGGGAAATTATGGACATCAATCCACAAATCCTTGATCCATTTACCATTACTCCAGGAACAGTAATAAAGGTTCCTTATGGCAATTGATCCATTAAAAGCATCTATTCCAAAGCAAGATAACTTTGTTTGGAATTCTTCGGCATCTTTACTTTCTAGTACATTTACCGTGTCTTTTCCTAAGGCGCCTGACTTTGATCTTCTACTGATGGGTGCTGAACTACATCAGGCACCGGAAGAGCATGATAGGTTAGCCCTTCATTTTAAAGGCAAGCCTATGAATAAAAGAAGTGCTGTAGTGGGTGGAGACCCTGTAATTTTTACCTTTAGCTCTGGCAAATTAAAAGCTACTTGGCACGGATATGTGCACAGCATTCCTCAGAATAATACTTGGCAGGGAGGCAATACCGACATAGTATGTGTAGGTGCCTCTTGGATCTTAAAGAACACTGACCAAAAGATCTTTACTAATACGACAGCTGATCAAGTAGTTACTAAGATTGCTAAAGCAAACAGCATGGAAGCTATAACCCAGAGGCATCCTCGGGTTAAAGACAGCATTGTTCAAGCAGGTCAAAGCTACTGGCAGACTCTAAAGCGTCTTGCTAAGACCACTGGCTTTGCCATGTTCTGTGTTAATACCACCGTATTCTTTATGTCCAAAGAAAAAATCTTTCAAAACAAGAAGGCTTCTGCGGCATACTTTAACTATGTCAATAGTGAATTTCAAGGTGTAGCAACTAGAGAACTTCGTATGACGGGCACCATTCTTAACTTCCATCCAATCATCTCTGACCAAACTCCAGAAGCCGGTGTTATGGTTGACAGAGTTGTTTCTGGATCTGATCCTAAGAATACTAAGCTTATTAAGACCACACACCCATACACTGGAGTTAGGCCAACTAACCCTGGAGTGGTTATACCTTCAGAGGAGTACTTTAAGAAATGAGCAATTTCTCTAACAATACTCCTAATGCTTCTTCTAGGGCTGTGTTCAAGAAACACCATACTCATGAGGTAAGCACAAGTCTTGCAGAGTCTCAAGCTATTGCCGATGCTTATTCTGATGCACATAGGTATCAGCACAGGGCTGAAGTAACTGTGGCCGGGCACCCAACTCTTCAAGTATACGATCCCGTATACCTAGATGGACTACCTAATGGTTTATCTGGCTATTGGACGGTTCTCTCTATCAAGCATATTTTTGGTGGAAAGCCTGCATACTTTATGACGGACCTAGTTGTAGGAACAGATGTCATTGGAGATGTAAACCCTAATGCCAAGAACACTGCTGACAATAGAGATGTGCAAAGCGAACTAGCTGGGCAATCTCTTAACGCATCTGACTCTGCACTATCTGAATACATGACTTCTCCAAATAGCTCACAGTTAAATCCTTCACACGGCGTTACTAACCCTACAGCTGTAACCTCTTCTTCTGTGGTTGGCGTGCCTAATGTAAAAGGCGCTACCCCATTCAAAGCCAAAGCCCCAAACACAGGTGTGGTAAAAAGAACTGTACAATGGGCAGCTAAGAGTAACGGAAAGGTGCTTAAATGAACCAACATGAATCTGAGTATGGTTTGGACCCACAAGGTCGTAACAGGTATTATGGAATCTATAGAGCCATAGTTATTAGCAATTCTGATCCTTTGAATAAGTATAAGCTTAAAGTACAAATTCCACAAATTCTTGGAACAGAGACTACTAACTGGATACCGGCTATCCTTCCGGTAACCCACCTATCTTCTCAAATAGCTCCCTCATTAACAACGTCTTCAACAACCGTCACCTCTGGAACAGCCCCATCTTATCCTTCAGGAACACATACACACCAAGTTACTATTCCAGCATTGACTGTTACTACTAAAACAACACCAGTACTTCCAGTACTGCCTGCAGTAGGGCAACACATCTGGGTCATGTTTATTGCAGGAGATCCCGAGTACCCAGTATGGATAGGAATAGAACCATGAGTGCAGCCATTAGTTATCCCTACACTTTAGACCCCAATAACGGTCAAGTCTCTATTGCCGTAGACTCAGCTAAGATTTATCTTGATAGGGTAGTCACCCTGTTGTCTACAAATATTGGGCAACGCCCCATGACACCTACCTATGGTGTGGACTGGTCTTCTGCCATGTTTGAAAATGAAGGTGATTCTAGAAAAGCCATTAAGCAGGCAATCAATCAGGCCATAGGCATTTGGCTTCCAGAGGTATCCGTATCAGGCATTTCCTTTGTAGACGGAGGTTCTTCAGGAATAGAAACTGTTAATCTTACGGTAAACTTACCAGATAATACTACGGCCAACCTAGCTATTAACTCTAATATTCTTAATTACGACGGAACGATTGCGGGATAACTATGCAAATTGACTACACCTCTAGGGACTTTAATAGCCTAAAGAATGATCTTATTGCTCTCATCGGCAACCGTACCAACATTGCGTGGGACCCAACCAACTATAGTGATTTGGGTAACGTACTTGTAGAAGCCTTTGCCTATATGGGTGATGTAATGTCTCACTATTTGGATCGTGTTGCTAACGAGACTACTGTAGATACGGCTATCCAGCGCAGCACCCTTTTATCTTTGGCAGCCATGTATGACTACATTCCTTCTGGTCCGACACCAGCTGCTGTTCAAGTTACCTTTACAAATGTAAGCTCTAATACAGTTAGCTTACCTGTTGGTACCCAGGTTATGGCTCCTCTGTCTTATGGACTTTACAACCAAGTTTATTTTGAGACAACCCAATCAGCTACCGGAATTACTTCAGGCCAAAGCATTACCCTTGCAGCAAGTGAAGGAAAGACTGTAAACACAGATCGTCCTGACCTTATTGACAGTACTTATAACGTTCCCCTACCATCCAATCTTGGTACATCTAATGGACTACCTAACCAAAGCTTTCCTATTGTAGATCCGGGAGTTATTAACGCCTCAATCAACGTATATGTAGGTCAAGGAGTTGCGTTTAGTTCATGGAACTATGTAGATAACATTTTAGAGTGGGGCCCACAGGACCACGTATTTACCACTCAAACAAATGTAGATGGCACATTGTCTGTTGTATTTGGTAATAATATTAATGGCGCCATTCCTACAAGCGGTCAACTTATTAGTTGTCTTTATCAAGTTAGCGTAGGAGCTGCTGGAAACGTAAACTCGCTTGCTATTACTGAATTAACCTTTGTTCCTGGAAACCTTGACCCACAAGTAACTACATACTTTACTGTCAGCAATGCACTTCCGGCATCAGGTGGTGCAGATCCAGATGATGAGACTCAACTTAAGACTAAGATTAAAGCAGCTGTGTCATCTTTGGGACGAGCCGTAACTATAAATGATTTTGCAAACCTGGCCTTACAAGTTCCACTAGTGGGTAAAGCAAACGCCGTATCTAGCGTCTACTCATCTGTTACTTTGTATATCCAACCACAGAATGATAACAGCCCTGCTCCAGGATTCCCACAAGCACAGATTGTTGGCGTATCTCCTTCTGGAGGTGTAGTAACTTATGCGACAAATGTTGCTCACGGGTTCTCTGTAGGAAACGTTCTTAATATTTCTGGTATCAGCCCTATTGCATATAACTTGCAGGGAGTAACGGTTGCAAGCATTCCTACTCCAACAACGTTTACTATCTCCAGTGCAGCTACTGGAACCTATAGCTATGGTGGTGTGGCTATTTGCTTAACTCCTACTCTAGCTTGGTACTCACTTCAGTCTGCAGTAGAAGCCGCTATGGCAAATCAGATCTTGGTAGGAACTAGCCTAACAGTATCCCCACCAACCTATGTTCCGATATATTTAACAAGCTCAGTAGTTGTTGATCCATCTTATAAGAACTCGGATATTCAGCTGGCTATTTATCAAGCTATGCTAGGTACTGGGGGAATGTTCCAATATGATAATAATACTTTTGGGGCAACTATTCCTCTATCATCTATAACAACTACGATTCAAAATATTCCCGGAGTTATCTCTGTAAGTGTGACTCAATTATGCACAGATGGAAGCAATACTGTAAACACCATCTCATTAGCTGCTAATCAGATCCCATATCTAACTGCTGCTAACTTAATCTCAAATACTACTGGTGGAATCTAAGGATCTTAAATGGCAAAATTTGGTACCAAGAGATATGACACCGGATTTAAATATGGTGAAGTATCCACAATCTCTGTATATTACCAATCAGGACTAACTGCTTGGTCCTATGACTATGCAACTGTGCAGCTTACCTGGAACCCTATTACGCCCAACCCTAATGACCCCGTACCAACTCATTGGGCTTTAGTAAAAAGCTATACCGGAAGTACCGACAATCCTTTAAACGGAACGGTTATTGATGGGGGCCCTATAAGCGCATTTAGTACAAACTATACAGATGTAAACTATTTAATCTCTGACGTAGAACTTTCATATTCTTTATGGGTATTTAATGGATCTAAGTGGATTAATTGTGGAGAGTCATATGCTTTTGTAGTAAGCGATAAAGATTCCCTAGTGCAAATATCTTCTTGGATACCAAAAGCTTGGCTAAACCAAGTCAATACAGTAGGAGATGCTGTAGGTGAAAACAGCCCAAGTAATACTCTTGTTAGCATTCTAGATGCCCTTACTTTTACCTATGATAAATTTAGGGTAGAAGCCAACTTACTTGCTTTAAGCAACGACCCTAAGTATACTCCAAGTGCCATATTAGACTTTAAAGGCCCTAGCTTTGGAGTTACCTATGAGGATGCTTTAGGAGATTCATATAATAAATCTTTGGCTTCTGCAGGATTTCTTATTAATAAATATAAGGGTAGCTCTAAAGGAGTATCAGTCTACACCAATGCTTTAGCGCACTGGCAAAACTCGTATGTTTCAGGACACAATCTATTTTTAGACTATAACGATTCTTCTTTTGAAGAGTCTACAGGACGCTGGACAGTGTCTAGTGGAACCCTTGCTAGGGTGGCATACTCAGGTTCTGGGTTGACCCCTCCACAAGCCAGTCAAGTTCTTTATGATCCATTGTACTCTCCAAGAGTAGTAGGCTTTGCAGAACTTACTACAACGGCAACTACACCAGTAACTATGGCACTTCCTGGTTCAGTTTTAAGCCCCATTACTTATGGAGTCCCTGTAGTAGGAAATACTAGATATGTCTTTAGTGGTTGGGTATACCACCTAGATCACTCTGCAACTATTACAGCAACCATCAGTTGGTATGACATGTATGGTAATTTAATTAGCACCACCGGTGCAGGCTCTACATACACCACAACAGCTTCTTGGAGCGAGTTTACTTCTAAATCTGATTCTGGTCGCAATGGTCAGCTTGCACCGCTTAGCGCAGTGTACGCAACAGTATCTATGACAATAACTCCTTCTTCAGCGTTATCTAGCAGGTATGCGTTTGACTTCTTTATGTTTTCACAATATGATCTTAGCTTTGAATATGAAGACGCTAGAAAGACTAATATTGTACTTACTGGACAAAAACAAAACTACATTACAAACCCTGATTTTGAATTAGGAACATATGAATGGTCTGCTATTAATGGCACACTACTTGCTGATAGCCATAATGCAGGCGCAGTCGTACACGGTTCTAGGGCACTTAAGCTAACGTCTACGGCCTCAGGACAAGCAGCGTATGTCTCTGATTGGTTTGCTGTAGACTCAGGTCAAACAATGACCTTTAGTGCGTATGTGTCTGGATCTGCTGCTAGAACAGCTATTTTAAGAATTGAGTTTACAAACCAATCAAGTGCTGAACTTCAAACAGATGTTCTTCAAGATGCTAATGGCTTCTACTATCCTACAACACAGTACTACGCTGAATCTTCCGCATACACCCTTACTACAACACCTACACAGATAAGTGTTACTGCGATTACATCTCCTTATGGAACAGATGTAGGAAACCCTGTTGCAAAACTATCTATCTATTTTTCAAATAACCAAGCTGGAGATACATATTGGATTGATGGAGTGATGGCTGAAGAGTCATTTACTGCATCCTCATACTTTGGTGGTTCGGGCGGAATATTCCCCAGCAACCCTCTTACTCAGTACTATTACGATCCAGCAGATTGTTACTGGGAAACAAAGACAATCTTTAACTATCTTCATAATCCTTCTTTTGAATTAAGTACTACAGACTGGACTGCTACAGCAGGAACCCTTGCGGTAGTAACTGCTGATGGGGCATACACCCCTGCCTATGGAACTCACTTTGCAAAGGTAACATATACTACTACAGGCACTTTAACCACAACTGCCTATCTTCCATATGCGGCTACTGGCGGAGAAGACTTCCACGTATCAGCTCTTGTTAATGGCGCAGTAGCTGCGTATACACTCAATGGAACTTCCTACACTATTCCGTCAACTGAAGCGTCTAACTGGACACGTATAGCGTCTACCATATTATTAACTCCTGGACAGACAACAGTACCAATAACACTTTCAGTAACCAATACTTCTGGATCCAGTTCTACGGTATTCCACGTGGATGCAGTTCAAGCAGGCTATGGAAGAGTAGTGAATGGCTTTGTAGACCCAGCATTAACAACTACAACAGTTATTGCCAATCCTTTGAACTCAGCTAAAAATATTTATGCAGCTAAGATTCAAAGTCCCTATGCAGGAAAAAGTTCTTACTTTAGCAACAGTGTTGTTAAGCAATCTCGTCTGAAGGGAACTATCGCAAACTTCCTTCCGGTAGGTGCTAGCTACCATTTAACTATGGGAAGCCCTACAAACCCATTCCTTGATGTACCTAACTCTTTATTTCCAGCATCTTCGTTTGAACAGAGTAGTGGAACATGGACAGCGGTTAACTCTACAGTTACAAGACAAGTAGCAGGAGGAACACTGCTTAATGATCCAGTAACTCATGGACAAGCTTATGGCGTAGTGACTACTGCCGGCTCTTCTGGAAGCAAGTCATTTGGTATAAAGACAGGAAAGATTTACCTACAACCTACGGGCGGTTATTACTGCTCTGTAGCTATTCGTCCTGTAAACTCCGATTCTCTTGGCTCTTATACATTAGAGGTAGACTGGTATGACGCCAACAATAACCCAATCGTTATTTATACAGATGCAGTATCTGGGCTACTAACTACAAACGCATATTCTGCTAATGGCTCCGCCAATACAGTTAGCACTACAGGACGCCAATACACTGCAACGATTAGCCAGCTTAATCGCTGGGCTTATTTTAGCAACACGTTCCCTGTTAGCACAATTACAGGTGCAGCGTATGCAACCATCTCTGTAACCTTTAACCCAACTACGTACGTTGCTGATCAAGCCTTCCAAATTGACAGGGTAGTTTTTAGAGAGTAGACTAGATTGTATGGCTATCATACTAATCTCAAGCATGGCTGCTGCCTGCATCATCACCGCATTTGAAGGTCTTGTTAGACCTATGGGAAAATGGCGAGGATTAACGGGTTTAATATTAAGTGGCCTATTTTGCTACAACCTAGATACCAAGCTGTCTTATATGACCGTCTATACCTTGGCATCTACTTTTGGCGGTCTCACCTTATCCGTTCTAGTTGAACAGCTTTTCGCTGGAACCACGCTGCGTTTTTCTCGTGGTTTGCCAAACAGGGTGGATAGGCGCTAGTATAGTAATTAGGAGGGTTACATGCTAAAACCTATTGTCAATAAAAACCTGTCTTTACGAGCCCGAGCACTTTTCTTTTTGTTTGCGGAAAAGGGTAGGGTTATTTCTGCTGACGAACTTGTAGCCAGTAAAGAAGTCCTGGAAGGTCGGGACGCTATTCAGGCTGCCATAAATGAACTCAAGGATTATAACTATATCCGTACGGTCCGAACCCGTAATAACAATCACTGGATCTCTAAGCTAAAGTTCACAGATTCGGCTTTAAAGCTGATTTCTCCCGACAACGGGTTTTCAGGGCACCTGTATAGCTATGCAACTACTAGTGATTTATCTACTAGTACTAACATAGATAATAATCCTAACGGATTATTATCTATGGGGGCAGAGCCCCTTAAGGAGGAGAAGATGGTGTGGAAGGAAGAAGAAGACGAAGCGGTTGGTGCTGTAGGAAAGATTGACGACCGTCAGGCTCGGCTAAACGCCAAGTACAAAAAGCCAGTAAAGGCTCAGCGTAGTAGCCGTGACAGGATCAATACCCCTGAGGAGCTCTGGTCTACACCAGATCTACTAGCAGAGTTCTACGACCTCTCAGATAAGCACGCCTCAAACATGACTGGCCAAGTAAACGGCAAATACCTCTCGGCCTGGATCAACAAGCAAGTTGGTGAGGGAACTACTCGTTATGAAGTTCTTAAAGCTATCCGAATGTTCTTTGAGGATCCACGTAACCTACATGATGTTGGAGTTGGTAAGACTTTGTGGCAACGCTTCATAGGTTACTACCAAGGAGTGCAGGGAATCGTTAAGGCAGAGGAAGTCGTTTATGCAGACGATGACTTCAAGGCCCATCAGGAAAAGATGCTTAAGTTGCTTGGAGGAGAATAATTGTTCGAACTTGATAAAGAGTCACCAACGATCCGTAGGCAAATCCTCCGTGCTGGTCTCCCATTCAAGACTCTCGGACTAGAGTTCTCTGACCTAGAGGCAACCCCCTACCGAAAGTCTATGGAACGCTGGGTGGCAGACGTCCTGGCTGGAAGGGTCATTAAAAGCCCTAGAAGCCCCCTATGCGGGGTTGGTGTAATGCTAGTGGGGGAACCAGGTCACGGGAAGACCACACTGGCCTCTACAGCCCTTCAAGCCCTTATTAGGGGTATGTCCCCTGAAGTACTGGGTTTGGAAGAAAGGCTTCCTAGGATGGTCGGGTCTTTCATAGACTACCCAAAGCTTCTCAGGAAGCAGCAGTCTCAGTTTAATGACTTCTCCGAAGATACCCAGCTAGAACTTGACAGCATATACGGGGACAAGTCTATACTTGATAACGTACCTGTTTTTATTTTAGATGACTTGGGTAAGGAATATAAAACTTCATCAGGCTGGTCAGAGAATCAGTTTGATGCATTATTGCGTTCTAGGTTCAATGCGGGGTTACCAACGATTGTAACTACAAACGTTCCTATGAAAAGTTGGGGTGCCATTTACGGTAAACCTATGGGCAGTTTCGCATACGAAGCTTTTATTCCTCTTGACATAATAGCACCCGGAGGAGACAGACGACGCAAATGAAAGATATAACTATGGATGCTTGGCAAATAACTCAGCTGTTTCTTTCAGACACGGGCGTACACGAAGTCTACGTAAATCTGGATAATAAGAAGTTGCGGTGTAACTGTGCGGGTTTTGTAACCCGTAGTGGTTGCAAGCACACAAGGTATGTGGGAGAGAAGATGAACAACAACGGCGGAATCTATCCGGTTGAAGTATCTAACCGTGCAACCTCCGCTGAGACTGCTCTAGCTTCTCTAAGCCCAGAAATCTTTAGAGACTTCCTTTTGAAGTACGGTAAGATCGAGGTACTCTAACTTTGAAGGGGGGCGATCTTTCAAATGAAGTACCACTACGTGTCGCAGTTACTCTTGACTGCATTATTGATAGGCGCCCTGTCCTTAAAAAGGTTTTGGGCATCTCTATACCTGATGAAGAAATAACTTACAACCGACAAGCTCTTGCGTACTTCTGGCGCTTTGCTGAAAAGAATTACTACGTCATGGAGCTTGTTGGGTTTGGCTATACACAAAAAGAAATGGATGAGGTATTAGAGGACCTAGATAACCTGGGCACTAATCCTTTTAACTATGCAAAATCCTATAACGTTGTTGCTGATCTAGTAGCGGAGCTTCCTTATAGGCCGGAGTTAAAAAACGTAATTGATATACCCGAGCGTGGACTACGCTATGGGCATTGGTACTTGGAACAGGGATAACATATGGCAGCAGATAACGAAGAAAGATTAATATCACGTGTAGTTCGTACTAGGGAAATCACTCCAGCTTTAGAAGCAGGCGTAGAAGATAGCTGGTTTTTTTTAGATGAGAACCGATCTGTGTGGAAGTTCATACGTCAGCACTGGACTAAGTATCAGGAAGTTCCCACAGCTGTAACGGTTAAAGATAACTTCCCTACCTATAGGTTGTTGGCTGTAGAGGATTCTCTA